AATTGCAGCAGGGATGACTGATATTAGATCAGAACTTGATGGGATGAAGCAGAATAGCATCAAAGAGGGGATTATCAATCAGACTAGAGAGAAAATCCAAGAATACAATCTATCTGAAGCAGAATTAGCTCAGAGTGATTATATATTTAATAAGCTTATTGGTGGTGAAGTGAAAGATGTAGAATCTCTTACTAAGGCTTGGGAAACTGAATACAATCAATTCAGATCAATAACAGGGCAAGGTTCGGTCGTTTTAAAAACTCCAGATGCTGGCGATAGTGATGAAGAAGATCCTTTTGTGACAACAATAAGAGCAGAAAGAGCAGATGCGGATGCTAGAAGAAAAGCCGCAGCAGATAGACTTAAATAATAATTTAAACAATAGTAAATGGATACATACAATGTAATGCGTAAATCTTCTAGTAAAGTAGGTGGCGCAATGAACGTTTACCAAAAATCACTACAGATATTAACTGGTGGTTTTGGTGTGGCAATAGAAAATCTTCCACCAGTAGGTAGTGTTTTATCAGCAGGAACTCCAATTTTTTGTAACGAAGGTGATGACAGTAGAATGGCTACAGTACATTATGCTTTTAAGGTTATGAATGTGGCGGACGCTGTTATTCAAGTAGAAAAAGGTGGAGAAGGAACAAGAGTTAAAGCTGGAATGTTTTTAATGGAAGCTCCAGCAACATATACAGATACAGGAGTATCTAAAACAGTTTTATCTGTTGATACTTCAAACGAGACTTATGATGAGATTACTTTAGATGCAGCTATAACAGGCTTGGCTATGGGTGATATTGCTGTAGAAGCAGATGCTGCTAGTGATACGGCTAGTGTTAAAGTTATACCTAATGCTTTATCTGTAGGAGATGTTTATGTAGATCCAAAGGGATATGATTTTAGCATAGGTGGTGCTTACTTAGGTACTGGTGTTGTTTATCAAAGACGTATAGCTCCTTTAGCTGACTCAATTAAAATGGCACTTAAAGACAACGAATGCTACTTTAGATTCTCACAATCAAAATAATAAATAATGAAAAGAGAAGCAACACAATATAATATTAACGAAATCTTACAAGGTAAGAAGTTCGAAATGGTTTCAAACCTAGCAAACGAAAAGTACAATAACGAAGATTGGAGATTTTATGCTGATTGGGATGTATTGCAAAGAGATACTACATGGAATCAGATGATGAGAGAGGCTGATATAGCTATTATGGCTGTAAATCTTGACCCAGATTCAGATAAACCCCTAGTTTCTTTAGGTGGAATGGAAACTTATAGTGGTGATATTCCTTTTATGGGACTTGGAACTAGAATTGAAGGTAATGATATAAGACAAGCTTTACAATTAAAAGAGGTAGGGGCTTCATTAACATCAGAGGATGCTATGAGACTTACAATGACGTCTCTTGAAACATTATATCAAGGTATTCATAGTAAATTGAATTTCTATTGTTATCAAGGAATTTCTAAAGGACAAATAGTTGTAGATACTAACAGTCAAAAAGATGGTAAGTTTATTTCTGTGGATCTTAATATTCCAGCAGCAAACAAAGTTAAAGTAGCTAAGGTTTGGTCGGATATTACTGCTAATCCTATTCAAGATTTGCTCGATAAGCAAAGATATGCTAAGAGAGAGTTAAATCTTGATATAACTGGAATGCACTGGGAAATGGATGAGGTTAAGTATAACGCCTTTATGGAACATCCAAAGGTTGTTGAATTAATCCAAGCTAGATTACAGAAAGTGTCTGGAGATTATATTGTTACTGACGCTGAGAAGAAAGCGGTGATAAATACACTAGGAATTAGACCTATAGTAGTGGTAGATCAGGTTTGTAAATTCAACTCTGATGGCAAAAAACTTTCTATTAACCCATTTGAGGTTGATAATGTAGTTTTAATACCAGATCTTCCATTCTTCAACATGAAGAGAGCTATTTCAAACCAAACAATTATTGGGCAAACTGTTTCAGCTCAACGTTCTACAGTAGAACAATGTATTGCAGCCGTTTCAACTTGGGATGACCAACATGGGGTTAATAATATTGATGTTGAGGCTTGGGCTTTTCCAGTTCCAAAAGATCCAAAAAACATTGTTATTATGGATACTACTACAGCAGCATAACCATATGGGGGATGAAATACTCCCCCTTTAATTTTATACTATGAATATAAAAGATTACCTAAAAGGACAGTTTATTAATCCACCATTTGAAGATGTTAATCTATCAACAGTTTTAGCAAAACGAGGAATAGCAGAAGATGCGGAACATGACACAGTATCAGAACAAGATAGAGAGTTGGCTTATGCTGATCTATTAATGACACTGGTAACTATGTTTTCAGGGGGCGGCGCAACTAAAAAAAGAGGTAATTGGAGCGAGACAGCAGCTCAGGTTTCAATAGGTATAAATGATAGATTAAGCTTCATTAAGACAGCCAGAGAGATTTACAAGAAATATGGAGAAAGTATAAACTACACTATAAAAGATATTACAAATAGATGGTAGAAGACATATATCCACATACAATAATAGTCTCTAGGGATTCTGTCTCGGATGATCCTTATCAAAACGATACTACAGCAGAAATTTTTAATGGCAAATGCTGTTGTCAAATTAGTGGCAATGGAGGAACAGGTGAAACTAACGGAGTTTCTGACAGTGATTATACTGTTTTTATAGAGTCTATTGATATTGAATTTAAAAAGGGTGATAATGTATCAATTGTAATGAAAGATGGTTATTCTCCAATTAAAGGCACTGTAAAGCAAAATTATTTCTCAGAACTTGGGATTACACTGTGGATTAAGGAATATGAAAACTAAAAACGAGAAAGCCTTAGAACTAGGAATAAAGAAAGCTATGAGAATAGCTCAACATAAGGTTTTAGATTCTTTAGAAGCTACCGCTTGGGATTTGGTTGATGGTGTTTCAGTTCCTATTTTAACCCATAACCTTTGGGATTCTATCGGATGTGGAATATATTACAAGGGAGAATTATTGAGAATATGTTTTCCTAATCCAGAAGCAGTAAATCCAAGTATATTCGAAGGAGAATGGGGTAGAGAAAATCTTGAAGATAAAATACTAGATGCTCCCACTGCGATAAAAACCTATCAAGGATATGTGTTGTATTATGTCGCTGCTATGCCTTATTCTGAAACGATAGACAACAGACCTGATGTAGATGTGTTAAGAAGTAATCTTGTAAAACCAATTTTTGAAACATATATTCACATGTTATGATAGAAGCTAAATTAGATCCTAGTTTGATAGAATACACTATTTACAATATTGTTAAAACTGTATATACAGGGAGAGTAACAATTGGGAATAGACCTTCTCTTTCAGAAACAGAGCTAAATGACTTAATAGTAGTTTTAGCTAATGGAGAGATAGAATCCATAAAAGCTACTGACAGACCTATTTTTGGCAATTGTTCTGTTATGATACAAATATGGGTTAAAGGTAAAAAAGATGGTACTAAAAATGCTGCTAGATTATCAGAATTACGTACACTAATAATGGGATTATTCCCAACAACTATAAACGAGTATTCAATCTCATATAAAAATGAAATAGGAAGCCGAGATAGTCTAGGCTTTCATTCGATAAATTTAAACTTTAAAATAAATTTCTAAATTAAATATTATGGCAGATACAGCAATGACGCAAGCACTTAAGGTTTTAGCAAAAACTGGTAAGATATATCTTGCAGATAGAGGAACTATCACAGAAAATACAGCGTGGATGGAGTATTTTATGACAACAGAAAACACTCTTAATATTGACCAAGCCGAAGGTACTACACAAGATATTAGAACAGATCAAAAAACTGCTCCAGTTTCTACTATTAGAACAGCAGGTGAGTTCACTATTTCTTTTGACGTTCCTTCTGTGGATTCGGTTGTTTTAGCATTGTTTTTCAATACTAGTACACCTTCTTATACTCCTTCTGGATATACATCTATCGGAGTAGGAACAGAGATGAAAACTCTTAATAAAATGATGAAAATCAACTTTACTAACAATGATTCAGATGCTATCTTTACGAACGTGGATTTAGTTGGGGTTGTTACAAAATCTTCTGATGGAGCATTTTCAATTAGAGTTACTGGAACAGTTCTTGCTGCTGGTGGTGTTGGAATGGAAGCTGAGGAAATGATTTTCGTTCATAAGGACTAATGTTATAAAGCCCCACTTGTTAGGTGGGGCTTTCTTTTTATTTTAAAACATTAATAATAAATTTATGGAATTCTTCTGACTGTTTTGCAAAAGGTTGACATATTTTAACATGAGGGGTATCCATTTTAAGGTTACCTTGCTTGTTCTGGATAGCAACCATCCAATCAGCCGTAGTGATTATTTCTTTAACTTTAGGATTATATTTCCTAACTAGCTTCTCTGCTTCTTTTACCATAATATCTTATTTTATCGGTTTACTTTTTGTTATTTCTATTCTCATATTTCTTATTTTAAAATTACTCCGCAAGGTGTGCCATTTTTGAAAGTATAGTCTCTTAACAATGCCTCATAGCTTATTGTACCATCGTGAACATATACGTCTTTACTATTGCAGCTAACTACATATAGCCCTTCTTTAATTATTTTAGATATTATCCAGTTATTGTTTACTTCTATAAACTCCTCCATAGTGAAAGGTCTATACTTAGCCGCATGCTCTTTAATGTACTTCTCGGCACTTTCTTTTGTCATTATTTCAGACCTTACGTCTTCAATAGCCGTATATGTTTCAATATATATATTTCCTATATTGCAATGATAAATCTTATAATCCTTAAAAGAAAACATCCAAACGATATCACCCTCAAAAAACTCCTCACCAAGAGAATTAACAAACAAAGGCTTAGGCTTATTATCAGCCTCCCATTGTTTTATTGTTTTGCAGTGCATAAATGCACAAATAACTCCCCTTTCATCTAATGCTACAATAGGATAATTATTCGTACGTCGAGGATTTGTGGATAAATCAGCAAACACATCTAGCTTTATAGCATCCTTTTCACTAACATCCCAAACATACATATAATTAGGCTCTTGCTCCTGTTTTGCAAGTTTGAATCTTCTTTTTTTGTATTGACCAACAAACTTACCATCCTTCGTGACTCCTATATGAAAATCACCAACAGACTCAACTTCATATTTATTACCAAGTTCTAGATCACAACCTACTACCTCAACACACTCAACTAAATCACCTTCTTTAAATTTATTTTCCATATCATTAATTTTTAATTACCCTACAAACATAAAGCTAATTTCCCACAATTCCAAGCAATTTTAAGAATTAATTTTTTTTCGTTATCTTTACAACACATAAAATGAGAGATTATGAGTGAAGAAATCAAAAGAGAAGCTGACATAAGAGCGCAGCAATTACAGATAGCATTATTAGAGGATAGGTCTTTCCCTACTAAAATAGGCAAGAAAACATATAAGTGCAAATATCTTAACAGTTGGACGCAAAGAAAGATTACTAATGTACTGTTAAAAGCAGAAGCTATTGATGAAAACGGAGGAATAGAAAACGTATTCAAAGCCGTAAACAAAAGTGGAACATTAGCACCAAAAGTAGTATCGTATCTAATATTAAGACATCCAATAAAAGTCAAGCTATTTCACTGGTTATTCTGGCGCTATTTAGACATGACAACAAACTCTAGGGATTTATACGATCCACTACTAAAGGCTCTTAAAGCGGCTGATGTTAATTTTTTTTTGACCAATATGGGATTGATGTCGGAAATAGTAATGACGAGGAAGATATGGACAGCGAAGGAAGTTGCAGCGATCCAAGCAAGTCAGAAATTGGGGCACGAGCAGGGTGGTGTAAAGAGTTCGGAATAACCACTAAAGAATACGATATGATGCCTATTGCTTTAAGACTCATAATAGGACAAGACTTGCCTAGTATAAAAACTAAGGAGAAGAAAAACAAGCCTAAAGAAACAATTAAAGTAATAGATTATAATAAAAAACTAGGGGAGAAGATAAAAGCTGAAATGGCTAAGAAAGCCGAATTAGAAAAGATTAATTCTGAGATAAATTCTGACATGAAAGAAGCTAAGGGGTAATGATTTAACCCCACCTTTTTGAGGTGGGGTTTTCTTTTATTCATAATATCTACTTGTCAACCAATCTTGCCCTTTAGGTGTAATTAAGGTTTGCTGACTAATTATAGACTTATCCTCACGAACGTTTATAACTTTTTCAATAACTTCAAAATATTTTAAATCCATATATTTCTGATAAGGATTGTTCTTTTGTCTTCCTTGACTAATAAAAACCTTATCTTTTCTAAGTTGGCTAAAAAGCTTGTTTTGTCCCCAGTTAATCATCTTAGCAAACTGCCCCACTGAAATAGAAACATCAGACTGCATTAATTTATCATGCAACTCTACTTTAGGTTGCTGTTCTAACAATTTAGCTCTATCTTTTTTCCATCCATCTAGTAATCTCTGAATATTGTTGGGATCTGAAAAATCCACTGCTATTGATAAATAACCTCCATTCTTTCTGATTGACTTAAGAATGTGTTTTACTTCTTTTTTAAACTGTTTTGCCATCGGTTTTCTTGATTGCATCAAAGCTTCATATAAACCATCTTCTGTCAGCATGGTTACTTTTCTATTTTGACCTCCTACACAAATTGTGTGTATCAGCTTTTCTTCACCATCAACCTTACGAGTAACGGCATACCCATCTCTTTCTTCTAACAAATCGGCTACGTCTTTAGCCAAAATAAAGGCTCTTCTGGAGTTCCGTAAACATTAAATACTTGATTACTTAATACTTCTGCTTCTTTAATTATTTTAACTTCCTGTTCTTTCATACGCTTTATTATTTATTATTACCAATACATTTCTACATTAACATCTCTATACACCTCTTCGCTATTCTCATCATCTTTAAGACTAAAATGAGCCTTGCCTTTTGTTGAGTTAAAAGCTACATCATTACTAGTTCCAGCGCTTACAAAATAACGAATATCAGGTTCATGCAAAAACTCCCCTATCGGCATAAGCGTAGTATTATCATACCTTCTCTCCCATTCTTGATTAAAATCTAAAATACACTCAATATCAGTATTTTCCTCATTAGGGTAAGTAAAAATAATTTCTTTTATAGGAAAACTATACTCATAAGAGGAGTACCACTGTCGATAATTTGTTATTATTCCAAAATTATTAATCTGAAAAGAATCTTTATTTACGATTGAGGGTACATGAAGATTAATTTTACATTTATAATCTCCTACTCTGAATTTTTCTCCCAATGGAGGGAGGTTTAAAGTTGCTCCCCTTACATCTTCTATTTTAGCTTGTAACTCTAAAACTTCTTTTTTTAGCTTTTTAATCATTACACCTTGCATCATTAGTAGATTTTTGATATCTATTATTTGATTTTCCATATCATTAATTTTTAATTACCATACAAACATAAAGCTAATTTCCCACAATTCCAAGCAATTTCGAGAATTAATTTTTTTTCGTTATCTTTACGTAAAATTAACTAACCTACAAAGAGGTGTCATTCGTGGCATCTCTTTTTTATTTATATACAGATGGCAGATAAAATTGGCGAACTTGAATACGACCTACGAGTATCGGATGAACAGTTTGAGAAAGACCTTAAAAAGCTTAATGAAAAGCTAAAAAAACATGGTGCACAGATGGAGAAATCTTTAACCATTTCTGCTAAGACAAACATAACAGCAGCTACAAAGCAACTACAAGGACAATTTCAAGAAAGTATTAAAGGAATAGGGAGGACTAATGATGGTCTTAAGTCCATGAATGCTTACTATAAGGATTTGGAGAAAACATCCAAAGCGGCTGCTAAGAGTACCGAAAAAGCTTCTAGGCTAGAAACGGCGGCGCTTAAAAAAGAGGCTCAAATGGCTATTAAGGCTGAATCTGCTATTAATAGAAAAATCAGACTAAGAGATAAAGCTATTACTGCTGCCGAAAGAGCCACCAAAGCCGAAGAAAGAGCTAATGCAGCGGCGGCTAAAAAAGTCTCTAATATAAATAAAGCTAATTCAGCATATAAAAAACAGAGCTTATATTTACAAAATATTCGTACTGCGGCGGCTTCTTACGTCTCTTTATTTGCGGCTGTAGGAATACTTAATAACATAAGAAGGGTAACAGGTGAATTTGAACTACAAAATAAAGCATTAGCAGCGATAATTCAAAACAAAGATAAAGCAGATCAACTTTTTGCTCAAGTGACAGATTTAGCACTAGAATCACCTTTCGGAATACGAGAGCTTCTTTCTTACACTAAACAGTTAGCAGCTTACAGAATAGAGAGTGAAGAATTAATACCTACACTTACAAAACTTGCTGATGTATCTGCTGGTCTTGGCGTGGATATGAATAGACTAATATTAGCTTATGGTCAGGTTCGTGCAGCTTCCGTTTTGAGAGGGTGTTTCGGATTAAATACTCCTGTATTAAAGATAGATAAAACGGTTATACCTGTTCAAGATATTAAAAAGGGAGATGTATTAATAGGTGATGACAACACGAATAGAAACGTTCTCGAAACAATAAAAGGTCGTGAGCAAATGTATTGGATTAAACAGTCTAATGCAGATAATTACAGAGTAAATCATAATCACATAATGACACTTCTTAAGGATGGTCAATTAGTAGATATTTATCTTTATGAATTATTAAACAAGGATATTTCTGAATACAAAGGAGTAAATGCTATTAACGGAAATATTTCAGACATTGAGATAGAAAAAGATACTATTGATGATTATTATGGCTTTGTTATAGATGGCAATAAAAGATTTTTATTGGGTGATGGTTCTATTGCGCATAATACAGAATTAAGACAATTCACAGAGGCTGGAATACCAATGGTAGCCTTACTTGCAGACAAATTCACAGAGCTTGAAGGGACTGCTGTCTCTACCGCTGATGTGTTTGATAGAATATCAAATAGAGCCGTTTCTTTTAAGGTTGTTTCTGAGATTTTTAATGACATGACAGCTAAGGGCGGAACATTTTTTGAAGCTCAAAAAGTACAAGCTGAGACATTATACGGTATGTGGAATATCTTAGGAGATGCTATGGATAAAATGTATAACCAAATAGGTCAGGCTAACTTAGGTGTTCTTAAAGATGGTGTAAAAGGAGCTATTGACTTAGCTCGTAATTGGGAAACAGTTGTTGATGTTTTAAAAGCTGCCGTTTTGACGTTTGGAGCTTACAAAACTGCCATGATGGTTAATTTGGTTATCAGGAAAAGCCTAAGAAATATGACCCTTTCCGAGATTCAAGCCTTAAAAGCTGCGGACGCAATACAGAAGAAAAGAATAATTACAATGAACTTAGCTAGCGTGGCAGGTAAAAAGCTAACTGGAGTTATGAAAAAACTATATGCTATTAAAGGAACTCTTGCTATTGCTGGGTTTGCTTTATTGGCTGAATATTTATATACATCATATGAAAATTCTCAAAAATTAACAAGAGAACTAGATAAACTAGCTTCCGAAGGTGTTGTCAAAGTAGGGGATTTAGTATCCAACTTTAAAGAATTAGCCAAAGCTGCACTGGAAGCAAATGATGGATCTAACAATCAAAGAGAGGCTATAGCTGAACTTAAGAGAACATATAAAGACTATCTTCCTATGCAGAAATTTACCATTGAAAATCTTAAAGAGATGAGTGGTAATTATGACTCTGTAACAGAAGCTATCAATAGAAAAGTGGAAGCTCAAATTAAAGAAAAGACACAAACAGCTATTGATACTGAATTTAATGAGAAAAAACAAGATGCTCTTGGGACTATATCAGAGAGCTTAGTAGGGTTTCCTGTAAAAGGAGGGACTGAAAAACTTACGCAAAAACAAGCTGCGTTTATAGCAAAAACATTTAGAAATCAATTAGAAAGTGAACTTAAAAAGGGATTAGATACAAATCCTTATGGTATATTACTACAAACTATTGAAGAGTTTGATTATGCTGGAAGTGCTAATGCTAGAATACAATACGGTTTTGACGAGGTTAGAAGAAGCACATATGCGTACAGAGACGCATTGCAAGAGTTAAGCAAAGCAGAATCAGACAGAGATACAAAACTAGATGCTGCTTTTGGATTTACAGATGTAAGAGCTAAAGATTTCAAAGCACTTACTAAAATAAGTGAAGATTACGAAAAAACTATTAGAGAGATAAACGCCAAACCATTAACTGATGATGCCTTTCAGGTGGAGACGCTCGAAGCTAAGAAAGATAAACTTAAAAACATCATTTCTTATTATACTGAATTAGCCAATAAAGCTGATGGTTTTGATAAGAAGTTATTTGAGAAAGATAAGGTTAAACAATACACACAAGAGTTAAACAAACTAACAGTAAACATAAAATCTTACGCTAAAGAAGTAAATGACATAATAAAAGCTAATCAGGGAGATACTACTTTTGGTCAAGTTTTTGCTGTAGGGGAAGATGAAGATCCGATAGAACATGGCAAAAAAACAGCAAAAGCTTATAAAGAACTAATATTAGACATTAAAGCTACAGAGGGTATAATAAAAGGACTTAAAGATGGTGGTGAGGATATATTAGCGCAAACCAAAATACTGAAAATACTAGAAATTAAAAGCGTGGTGGCAAAAGCTATTATTGACGCTATGAATACCTCTCTATCTAAAAATGGAGCTAAAAGCGATGGGAATATATCTAACTTACGTGCTGAATTAGATTTACTTAAGAAGATTAAAAAATCTCGTGAGGATTTAAGTAAAATAATGACAACTGAAGATGTTGAAGCTAATATTCAAAAGTTGTTTGGTGGTCAAGCTAAAGATTTAAACATCAAAATTCCTATATCTTCTGACTCTTCTGCTTTTTATGAGCAACTGGAAAACCTAGCTGTTAGAGCTGAGAATTTAGGAGGGAAAGCTGGCATATCATGGGCTAAAGGGTTGCGTAACCAAATAGGCACTATGCAAGTTGACGACATAAAAGAAACTGCTATTAGAGCTTTGAAAGCATTAGATATTGAAGTAGCTAAATATAAAGGAAAGTATAAATTCTACAAGGATGTATTAGGAATTACTGGCAATGATGAATTAGCTGTAAAATTAGCTTTCGAAGGTACTGAATCAGCAACAAACTTTATTGATACGCTTAAGAAGAAGATAGAAGATTTAGCTCATAGTGGTGATTTCAATATAAATCCTAACTTAGATTTCGAAGGTATTAAAAAACTTGACAATCTTCCCGAAAAACTAGCTAAAGCCATTAAGAAAGTAGACGATACAATAACAAAAGAGTCAACAAATACTCTTCTTAAGAGATTAAAGTTTCTGGAAACAAAAACTCCAGAAGGAATGGGATTAGCATTTGATTTTTCTGATGTTATTACAGACACATCCAAATCGGCTGCCAAGATAAGAAGAGAGATAGAAAGTATAGTTAAAGACGCTAGTAAACAAGATATTACTAGAATAAATCAGATTGGAGATTTACAATTAAAAAGCATATCAGAGCAAGCAAGACAACGAATTGAAAAAATGGGGGCTGCTTATACTAAAGAAAGGATTGAAATTGCTGGACTTGGAGAATCTTATAGTAATATGACTAATGCTTCTTTAACTGACATAAACAAAATAATAGAATTAATAAAGAAGGGACAACAAGATTTACTTAGTGGTGAAGGTTTACAAAACATGATAAATAGCCTAAAACTAGATTCAGATGTTTCTGACAGCTTGTTTGGCGATATTTTCAATTCTTCCAACATAGATGATTTTGTTTCAAAAGTCAACGATTTAGAAGTGGAGATGAAAAATGCCAGCAATGTAAAAATAGGAACTAAAGTTGTATCAGAGGAACAAATACTAAAAATACAGGAATTTATCACGCTTCTTAAAGCTATGGGATTAGCGAATAAAAACGCTTTAGATACAACTACCGAGAAAAAAATAAAGAAACAAATAGCTGAATGGAGACAATTTAACAACTCACTGACAGATGTTATAGGTACTGTTAGAGACTTAGGGTCTACAATGGGTGAGAGCCTATCAGAAGAAGGAGAAAGAGCCTTAAATGCGATACAAGGAGTATCAACTGGCATAATGACAGCTATTTCAGAAACCAGTAAACTAGCCGTAGACGGAATAAGTGCCGTGGAAAAAGCTTCTGTTATCCTAGCTGTAATAAGCGCTTCATTAAAAATAATACAAGGAATAAGTGAAGCTATAGATACGCTTAATAACAAAGACATAACTGCACAACAAGAACAAACAAAGCAAGTAGCTGACCGTATAAATATGGAGATGGCTATAAATAAAATAATTAGAGACAGAAACAAACTACAAGAAGAAAGTATTATTTTAGGCAAAGATGCTGGAAAATCTATGGGAGAAGCCTTTAGTTTAATGGATGAAAGTACTGCTGAATTTGATGAAGCAATAAAATCACTTTCTGAAAATGCTATTTTTAGTGATGAGGAATCTTGGAGAAACTTATGGGGATTTGGATCTAAAAGAAGCAAGGAATTTAGTTTTTCCATAAAAGATATTCTTGGGGAAAAAGGCTCTGGAGGAGGATCTGTATTAGACTGGTGGTTTACAGGTGTTTTTGATAAACTAGACTTGTTTGGGAAAGCTGGAAAAGGAGAAGCTAAAGGGAAAGCTTATGAGAGTATAATAAATACAATGAAAGAATCTCTTGGAGCTATCGGTAAAACAACAGAAGATTTACTAGATATGTCGTCTGCTGAATGGTTGGATTTCTTTAGATTAATGAAAGAAGGAGGCAAAATAACCGACGAAGCAACATTAGGCTTAATAGCAAATGCAGAGGAAGCTCAGGCTAAATATGCTGAAGCTATGGAGAATGTTAAAGAGATAATATTGAGCATTACTGGTGATTTAGGAAATCAACTAGGAGATACCTTAGCAGATGCTTTCGAAAGAGGTATAGATGGAGCTGAGGAGTTTAAGCATGTTGTGGAAGGAATGATAGAAGATCTCTTAAAAAAACAGTTAGTAAACACATTGTTTAAGAAAGATTTTGACGCACTAGAGAAACAAATGCAAGATTCCATGAGAATAGGTGGTGATGGAAGTTGGATAGATGATATTGAGACTTTCTTTACTAATATAGAAGGCAAAAGTGAAGAAGCTAACAAGTTATTCGAACAATTCAGAAGAGAAGGTAAAGCTAAAGGTTTCGATTTGTTCGGAGGAGATGGCGGTGATTTAGGTAACCTAGCTAAGGGAATTACTGGCGTTACAGAAGATACTGCTAGGGAATTAGCTGGAATGCTAAACAGTATCAGAGAAAGCGTTATTCTTCAAGGTGCAGATATAAAACACATAAGCGGAACTCTTAATAATATGTATATCATACAAGGGCAAAGTTTAACTAATTTAATCGAGATAAACCAAAACACAGGAGCTATGAAAAATGCCATTGAATCTGTTTTAGGACAAGGAAGTAAAGGTACAGCAATCAAAGTAATAATAGAATAATTATATGGGACTATTTAAAGTAACAAGAGAGGGTGAGATAGAAACAGACCTAGAAGATATGGGTGTGACAATAACACACTCACCTACTTATAAAGAAGAATATAAAGAACCTAGTAAGAGGAGTTGGGCTAACGAAGATGGGGATGATGTGTATTTCCCTGTAACTAGAAAAACTAAGTCCCAAAAAATAATAATCGAGTTTTTCTGCGAAGGTAATAGCTATTTGTCGGATTATCGCAATTTTTGTATCTTTATGGCTGAGAAAAAGTTTGTTTGGAAAGATGAAAATCAAGGGCTAACCTTTGATGGAATCTGCTCTGAATCAGAAGCGACAAGACATGATGTTGCAAAAAAATTAACAGGTAAAATAATAATAAATAATTATACAGGAAGATATGGGAACATTTAATACAACAGCACAAAGTTCTGATGCTGATGAATTTACAACGGAAGAAAGAGCAGCTTTTTTAACATCTTGGGGGGCTGCTAAAGCTGGGGGCGATAGTGGTCAAGATTTTGCGGCTAAAAACATAACAGCAGATGGAGTACATGGACTTTTGAACACATTGGATCAATACTTAAACTTATGTAATGGATTTGACAGGTCGGATGGTAGTTTGTATATCAACAGACTAGGGGCGACAACACCTGTTCAAACTATGTATTTTAACAAAGGAAACGGTGTTTATAATGAATACGTGAACATTGTAGCTAATTCTTTTACACCTTTCACAGGCTGTCACATAATCCCAAAAGAAGACCACGACTTCAAAATAGGGGAGCTTATTTGCATAGAAGCCATCCCAAACAAAGATACAAAACAACCAGACTGGAGAGGTAGATATGCCAAAAGGAATGAAAAAGGAATTTTCGGTATCGTTTTCCAAGAAGCGGAAGAATCTAAACCAAAACCTCAGATAGGTGTAAATAAATTTTATTCAATAGCTTGTTTAGGGGATATGAAAATTTTGTGTAATAACGAAAATGGAGATATAAAATATGGAGATGAATTAACGCCATCCTCAGTAAAAGGACAAGCAATGAAGGCTGATGAAAATATTCATAGACGCAAAGTTTGCGGCATAGCAGGTCGCTCCCACACGTTCACATCAAGCGAGGCTATTTTATTAGACACAACTAAGGAATAAATATGATAGACATAAAAAGAAATATAACTACAATAGTAGCATCTTCTAGGAAATATGTGTATTCAGGTATTCATATGGGAGAAAAAACGGTGACTGTAACAGTTCAGTCACCTACTCCTATAACTTTCCTAAAAGGAGATGCTGTTGTTTACAATAATAACACCTTTAGACTTAGAGTAGTTCCGACAGGACATCAAGTTTACAATAGCGAGCTTATTGAATACACACTAGAATTTAAGCATGAACAGTATGAATTAGGATTAACATCTTTTAAGGACGTTGTACCTGAAGGTGGTGTATCTGAGGCTTATTACAACAACACATCAAATGTTGTAACGATAGGTACTGTAGAGAATTTAATGGGGCGCATAATCTCTAATATGAATAGAACTTATGCAGGGTGGTCTTTTGTCATAGGAGCAGAAGTTGAATTAATAGAGAAAGATATTATCTTAAACAATCAAAAATGTTCAGATGCTCTTGCTTTAGTGTCGTCATTGTTTGGATTACAATATTGGATTACTGGCAAGCAAATAAGAGTTGGTGGTACTGCACCTGTAGTTGGTGGTGTTTTTGAATATGGTAAAAACAAGGGAATATGTGAGATTACTAGATCTGGGGAGAACAAAGAAATGACTACTAGACTTTTCGCATATGGTTCAAGTAGGAACATTCCTTCTGACTATAACGTCACAGAGGATTATAAAAATAACCCAAGACTAATGCTTCCAAATTTTGTAAGCACTGGAGTCAATCATATAGATTCTCCATTAATAGACCTAAACAATATAGAAGAAGGTGAATTATCTAATGACAGTATATTCCCAAGCATAAACGATGGTACAGGAAGAAATCAAATCGTTTTGATGGATAACATAGAAGAAGATTTACAAGCTGGATTTTATGTTCATATAAAAGACATAGGATTCAACATAAACGACAAGCTTACTAGTAAACCGCCTGTTTTAAGCATGATTTCTGGATTAACAACTGGTTTAGAATTTGAAATAACAGAAGTTATACCATATACCGATGCTGGATTCCCAGAGGAAGATAAAATAACTGGTGCTGCTTATAGGTTGTTATGTAAAAGAAATACAACAATAGAAAACAGACCACTACCTAATAACGTAGTGAAAATGATAAATGGGGATAAGTTTGTATTGTTAGATATCTTAATGGATGAATCTTATGTGTTAAACGCTGAAACAAGACTATTAGAATGGGCACAAAAACAATTCTCAGAACAAAACATAGACAAACAAAAAACTACATATTCAGCAAAATTCACAGAGGAATATATAGATGCAAATCCAGCTATAAAAGACACTATACTAGAAGGTAGCTTAGTTCATATTAAATCTACTGAGTTTGATATAGATGATAATATAACTATACAAACTTTAACAATAACACATGACGAAAGTCCTTTCCCTAAATATGACTTAAGTATAGCTAATACGGTAATAGCTAGTAAATTCACTTCTGTGATAGACAGTGTTAAAAATGTTGAAAACGAATTACAATATAAAGTAAGTACAGATGATATTAAAGCTCAACAAACATCTGAAAACATAAGATTACTAGAAGAAGCAAATAAGGCTGTTGTATTTGGAGAATCTATAAATAATTTCATTGTAGATGGGAATGTAAACATAAACAATTCAGCACTTACAGCTAGTGGTGGAACTATAGTACATAGAGGCAAAGATGTTTATTTTGGTATAAATAACACACAAGCAAATAAAGTATGGCTGATTGCTGACCAATATTTAGCCACATTAGATGTAAATAAAACTTTTAGGTTGTATATAAAAGCTTCTAAAACATCTTCTTCTGCTTGGTGGATACATAGTGAAAATGAATTAATCCAAGATACTGATGATTTTTTCTATTTCGAGTGGGGTACAATATTTCCAATTGACGAAAATGGGAAGCGTCCTATTTCTTCAACAAAAGGGATAACAGCTATTGTTGGTGGCACTATATATACAGAAATGACTCGATCTTTGAATGGGTTTTCGTATTCTGATTGGGAGAACAATAGGGCTATATGGGGAGATGGTACTAATGGATGGGATTGGAATGTAACAACTCCAAACACAATGACTACTAGAGGTATGCAAATCCAATCTCCTTCTGGCATAACACAGCCATTAGGCGTTAATAGAGGTACTTATTCTCCACTAGTTACTTATTATGTTGGGGATCAGGTTTATTACGACCAGAGTACATATTTATGTATAACACAAAGCTTAGGCAATGATCCAAAAACAGGATATTGGCAAGCAGTAGCTCTTAAAGGTGAACCTTTTTCATTCGATCAAGGACTATTAGTAGATAGACCAGACGCCACAACAGAAGCTATTGGGTATTCGTATTTTGCCACAGACACCAGTTTGCTATATATGGTCATAGCTGGAAATCCTCAAACTTGGAATGAAGGTGCGCCTTTTGGTAAAGGAGAAGATGGTAAAACATATTATACTTGGATAAAATATACAGACGTATTAGATAGAACATTAGGATTTAATGGTAAAACATTAGGATTTAATGGTAAAACATTAGGACTTACAGGGGGGCAAGTTTTAGACGACAATAGAGGGGCAGTTTACCTTGGAATATCATACAATAATGAATCACCTACAGAATCACTAAATCAGGCTGATTACACTTGGACTAAAATCAAAGGAGACGATGGTGCAACTGGAGCTAGTGGATTAAATGGAGATACTTATGAATACAGATACGCTAAAAACGGATCTCCAATAACTCCTCCATCTTTAAACAATACAGATAGAACACCTATTGGATGGAGTATAGAAAAACCATCTATAGGGGCTATGGAAGCTATTTGGATGATTAGAGTTAAAATAAGTGGCGTTACAGGAAATCTGATAGGAAATTGGACTTCACCTAATTTAGAGACATTTAATGACAAAGTATCTATAGGTCTCACTTATGAAGGAACTTACAACAGTGGAGTAGTATATACTGGGACGACATCATCTGTTCAGTCAGTATTATACAATGGTAGGTATTATTATACAAGACCTGATATTGGCTCTTTTAACGAACAAGTTCCTACAAACCTAAATTACTGGTGTCCTTTTGGGAATCAAGTAAGCTCTATGGCAACAGGGCTACTTTTGGCACAAAGTACAGTAATAGAAAATCTTATTGCTGAGCACATAAAAACATCCACGTCTGGCAAGAGAGTGGAGGTGAACGAAGGAGATAGTAACGCTATTGTAACATATGACAGCAACAGCAATGAAGTTGTTCGTATTGACGACAATATGAGTGGTGGATATGGAAGTGATGAGAGTGGTGTTAGAGTTCAAAACGGAAGCACCAAAACAGCAATGCTTACACCTTCTGGAGTTTTTGCTAACCACGCAAATATGAACATGTACCCATCTTCAACAGGAAAAGAGGGCGTAGCATCTGTAGTTGGATTAGGATTTGCGAATGTAAATAAAAACTTTTGGGATGATAATTTTATTTGTGGTGGATATTTCAGATCTTACAATGATGGAACTGCAAAAGAATATGCTTCAGTACATGATGGAGATGTAAGAATAGATGGCATTTGTAGTGGTAGAAAGCCCTATTTAGAATTAGTATTACAGGGTCAATCAACAAACATAGAAAGTTGGTTTAAATATTATGGTAAGGATTCCGATTGGAATATATTAATATCTTCCACCGTAGGAACTGGTGTAAATACAATAAATTTACCACCTAATGCTGCAATAGGAACTGTTTATACTTTCTCATGGACTGGAACTTCATTACTAACAGCCATAAAGGAAAATGGAAATACAATAATCAACAAATCACAAGGTGATAACACACCTTCTATACTTATTAAAACATCAGCAGGGTGGAAAAAACTATAATACACAAAAGAAAAACATTCTCTCCTAGAGCAACATTAGGAGAGGTGTTTATTGAAGACAAACACTTTTGCTATACTTTAGAAGATGTAGTAAGAAAAGCTGGCGAAAAAACATATGGGAAAACAGCTATTCCTGACATGGAATATTACGTAGATATCACTTATTCTCCTAAATACAAACGTGATATGATAATTCTATACAACGCCGAAAATTACACAGTAACAGATGGGGTAGTTACATGGTCTGGAATCAGGGTTCATGGTGGGAATAATGTTGAAGATACATTAGGATGCGTTCTGGTAGGATATAATAAATACAAAGAAACTATATACAAAAGAGCTGACAGAGAATTAGTTAAGATAGTGAAAAAATGGATAAACAGAGGATATAAAGTAAATTGGAGGATAACAAATGAAGAAATATAAATATATAATAGTAGTGTTAGTTGTAATAATAGGGTATTTAATCTTTACGCGCCCAAGCGAAGTCGTTCAACCGAATGAGCCGAAATGGATTCACGATACAGTAAGAATTACAGACACGCTTCCTGTACCTATTTATGACACATTGGAGCTTCCTAAATGGTTTAGAGACACAATTACATTAAAAGATACTTTAAGTCGCTTAGATTCGCTTAGAATATATAATATCATAACAGATTATTATACGACAAAAACTTACAGCGACACCCTTAAAAATGATTCGCTTGCTTTTATAGTACTAGATGAAAACATAAGAGAGAATAGTATCATAAATCGTTCGCTAACATATAGGAATAACTACAAACCAGTAGTTTTAAGAGAGGATAAGAGAGGATTGTATGGATTTGGTACTGTTGGAAGAAATTCTGCCAGATTAGGCGTTATAATAGACTTAAATCACAGGGTAAATTATATTGGAGGATATGATGTTATGACAGGTGGTGTGTTTTTTGGAGTAAGCTATCTTATTTGGTAGCTTACTCCATTTTATTTACTTTTCTATATTATCACCATCTTCTGAGAATGTTTTACATCCTCCAATACAACACTTAATAGTAAGAACCTCCCTACCATAATAAGAATCGTAATGCCAAGAGTGTGAAGTATAATACTTATCACATTTAAGACAATCACTAACTGTTGCGTTTTTACAAATATTTTCCATATTTTTAAATTATTTAATCTCCTCAGCTAATCCTCTTTCTATCCAATTGAAGATGTCGTAATGTTTTGATGCAAGAAAATTAATTGCTTTGTATGTGTCTTCAAAAGACATAGCACCATCAAAACCAAACCTATTATCAGTCTTGTCAAACCTTCTGCCACATTCTTTTATTAGATATTGTTCTTCTTCAAAAGTAATACTACTTAAAGGCTTTATTAGGGGCTTAATTTCACTAAGATAATACTCATCCTCGTTATTATCTATAACAAGGGCTTCATCTACACCTCTAATAGTTTTACCATCTACATTTATCTGCAGATCAGTCCCCAAAAACATCTTAAT